CACTTTGTCTGTCAGCCCTCGGGCAACAGGACACATATCTTTTAGGCGAAAATTCACCCTTTAAGTATGAATCTAAACGACATTCAAATTTTAGAAAGTTTCATAGAAGTTTTAATGTTAACAAACCTTCGAGTGCATCAGATGGATGGCCTTTCGGTCAAACCATAAAAGTTACATTTAGACCACAAGATATGGGAGATCTTCTCTCGAATATGTATATTAAAATAAACTTACCAGGTCTTTCGGGTACACAGTATAATTACGCGGATAGAGTTGGGAGACATCTATTTAAATCTATCACCATGCGCGTTGATGAAAATATAGTTGAAATATACAAAGATGATATTGGATTCATATATGATGAAATGTACCTCGATCAATCGGAAAGCGCGAGTAGAATATATACAGATGGACGTTTTGTTTACAGAGAATCTGTGCTAGACCAAGGACTCAATTTTTTCAGAGGTCTCGATACAACCGTATATGTACCTATTCCATTTTTCTTCTCAAGAGCCTATGAATCGTCTGATTATGAAACAAATATACACAATAGACCATACTTTCCTTTGTGTGCGATTAACAAACAAAAGCTTGAGTTTGAAATTGAATTTAGACCTCAGACATTTTTTACAGATGACCCGGTTGATTTGACAGTAAAAGAGTTTGATATCGTGACAGAAGAAATTACACTCACACCCGAAGAACGACTCTTTTACACATCTAGAAAATACGAAATGATAACCGATGTGTTCAAGACTCACCCCAAGTTTGACATAGAACCCGGAGAACATAAAGTAAAATTTGAACTCACACCCGAAAATCGCGTAAAGACACTTCACTTTTTCTTTAGAAACAAATTGTTTGAGAACGATAGTGTCGCGAGTAACGCAAACGCCACGGATCAAATATACGATTATTATCACAATCGGTTCAATCTTGGACCAAAACCATCATACAAACGTGCAATTGATTCATTGTCCGATGACGTAGCGGTCGCAGCGAAGCTATTCATAGATGGTCAAGAACTTCCATTCATAAATTATGTAGATTCACACTATTATAGGTATCTCACCGTTTTGAACCATAAGTTTCATTCAACACCGAGAAATATATACACCTATACGTTTTCTATGAATCCAAGAAATGTTGACCCATCCGGAAGTCTAGACTTCACAAACATAAAGAACAACCGAACTACAATAGACTTTCAAATGAATCCTTATTTCGGGACGAATGAGTCATACACATGTCATATATACTACACAGCGTATAAGACGCTTACATTTGAAAACGGCTACCTTGAATCTCGAAGTGAGCCCATATCGTATTCTCCAAGTTTAGGAGAACAAGGTATGAGTGAAAATTCACGTATTATATACGAAGAATCACTTGCCGAATAATTTATCTTTATTTTCTTTTATGTAATTAATGATCCCATTTTTAATACACCATTTGATGAAATTGAGTTGCGCGAGCGTCGTATTGATTTCATCAGTTGTACCGGGGACTTTATATGAGATTTTGTCCGACCGACAAAAGGGGTCAAATAATTTCTTGCTATATCCATCAAGAGTAGATTTATAAGCACAATGCACACTGAAAATCTTACCTTCGTTTGTCTTGTACATCAAATTAGTTTTCTTAGAATAGTTCGTGATGAACCATTCCAGATTTCGAAGAGAAATGCCACCAGTTTTAGACAAAATTTGTACGAGCGTTTGCCCGTTTTCTGGTGTACAATAAAATGAATCGATTGAATTTAGTAGGATATCTGATTTCCTCATATTACATCATAAGCTTCAAATCTCTAAATTGGTTATTATTAGATGATTCACATGCGGGACACCCAGCTTTATACATGGGAGGAAACGCGTGATTGTGTCTAATAGTTGCACACATGGTCACGGGTTCATGAAGTTTGGGTGAGGCGGCGTGCGTTGCACAATAACCACCGTGACTCGCTTTTCTAGTACAGGGCTCACCACCCTTTTTAATACCCATACAATACCCACCTGGATTGGGTAAATCTCTCAAAAGAAGCTTCAGGGGTATGTTGTGAATGGTCGATACTGAGCGCGCGTATAAAAGCATTCTTTCATGACACACCTTTTCCACCTCATCCTCGAATACTCTCGCGAGATTCTCAGATATCTTCATCCTTATTACATTAACGCACCTAGTTTTTAAATGGCAATTCTTCGACGGGTGTTTCTTTCTTCTTTTTTGGCCTTCTTTTTGGTTTGATTTTGGTGAGTAATTCACCGAAAATTTCTTCTTTTGGATCTTCGAACAACGGCTCGATGAGGTCACACACTGGATTTATAAATTTATTCATGAAATAGTATTCATAATCAATGGGGATACCATTTTCTTTCGCGTATTTTGGATCTTCAGACTTTTCAAAAGCCTTAGCTTTTGGGTCATCCGTTTTAATGAGTACATATGGTACCCTATCACCCGATTGTGGCTCCGACCCGGGTTGGCGTTCACGCATTTTTCTCACAACTTGTACATGTGCTTGATTTATATAATCGATATTAGGGCTATTAATTGATACACTCTGTCCTTTTACTTTATATGAATCTGAAAGACCCTGTGAAAGTGTGAGCTTTTCAATGGGTACGTCTCCCTCAATCAGTTCAATCGCACGTTGAAGAGCCAGAGCTCTCGGAGCTTCTGTGTCATTACTCTCGAGCACAACATCAAGAAGTTCTTTACAAACTTCCCGTACGTGCGCAGTATTGTCGCGTCTCACGAGCTGAAGACCCTTCACATCTATATAATCCATGTTCATCTTTCCATCTTTTCCTTGTGTCCAGAGCTTTGCGGCATATCGTTTTTTAGAATAGAGGAAATAGGGCCAATACACCTTTTCCAATTCTAGATTATTGGGTTTCTTAAAAAGTGCACTACATTCTTCAGCGGCGCGTTCACCAATTTCCCAACTATATTCGACGGCTTCGATGCCTTTACGGTCACCTACATCAAATTCAACCATTACCGAGTCGGTGTCACCGTATCTCACTTTCGCACCCGGAAAGTTCTTTTCCACGTACTCCTTTGTTTCATCAATCATACTCCGACCTTTTGTTGTTACCGTAGACGCGATGTTTACACATGGGAGTATCCCCTTTGATGCACCTGTGAATCCATACACGGAGTTCATACTAATTTTGTAAGCTAATTGCTTACCATTATACATCGCTTTGAGTGCACCTGTGGATACCGCCATATCCTTCTTCGCTTGCTTCCTGAATTGTTTCAATTCAAGTAAAATGCTGGGTAACAACGTTGGAACACCTTGTGCAAATTTGCATAGACGCTTTGTCGGTGGTTGCCCCTCAACTTTACTCGGTACAGGAATCTCAAATGTCTCATACTCCACACCAGGTACGTTTTCGTATTTAGGATCCATAACAAGACTCGAATAACACAAGTTGTGTGCCATCATGATGGAGGGGTACAGACCTTCGAAATCAAGCGCTGTAATCGGTGTATAGTATGCACCCTTTTGAGCGTCAAGAACGGTCGCACCTTCATATCCTTGGTCAGCCATCTGACCATATTGAATTGTGGGTACCATGAATCCCATTTCCCGTGCCTTCTTTGTGAGTTGACTAAACACCTTAATTTGCTGTCCCCGTTCGACGAGATAACATAATGGAGTCCAGGTTGCTTTCGCCATTTCCAGTAGATTTACAAGAATGCATAATTTAGACAAGAGTCTATGAGGAAGCAATGTATCCTTAATACAATACTCTGCAACTTCACGCAGTTTTACTGGATCGGCTTCTTTGTAGCGTGCAAACATTTCTTTCGCCGGCATATCAATTTTGCTGTCCCCGAGGTACAGTTTAGACACGTTGTCAAGTTTATATGAGTCGAGTTTGTAACCTTTCTTCACCTCATGAAACAAATCAAATATAAATCTACCAGGCATACTCACGAGTTTTAAGTCGTTATCACCCAATGCACTCGAAGAAAGTTTCTTCAGGGTAAGTTCACAATTATGGCCACGAAGTTTACTCAATTGAAAAAATTTGAGGTCACATCGCGTAACGATGGCGCGTTTCATCAAATATTCCAAATCAAACCCAAATATATTCCACCCAGTGATGATGTCTACGTCCTTATCATGTAAATATTCACGGAATGCCATTAACATTTCGCGTTCAGTATCGTACGACAGAATAGTAGAACCTTCCAATTCCGGATCAGTCTTTTTGTAACATAGACAGGTTTTATCGTATGGTTCGTCACTCCCAAATTTACAGAGTGAAATTGCGATTTGAAAACATGCATCACCTTGGATATCAGCATCGGGGAATTTACCAGTAGAACTATTACATTCAATATCCACGGATGCAACTACAAAAGGTGCAGTTTTCGGATTTTCAACTGGTTTTAACTCACGCCAATTCTTACATTCGAGGTCGATGTCAACGTGCGCGTTATACGCAGCTGTACATAAATCACCTGTATCGAGCCATCCAGTTGACTGAATACCAGTTCTGTGCATGAGTCGAAGTACCGGGTCCAAATTAGATTCGTACATTTTAATGCGAATACTTTCATCTGGAAGTGGTCGTCGAAGACGTCCAGCAACCATACGTCTCGAAGCGAGATTTCTAAAAAATAACTGAAGGTATGGGAATTGCTCATTGTTTTGAAACCCCCAAACATCTTTGCGGTGAATCGTGTTATAACTCGTGAGACAACCAGGACACGCCTTTTCGATTTTGTTGTATATGATTTGCACCTTTTGTTGTGTTATATTACGAGGCAACTTTACAAAAAAGTAAGGTGTAAATGCTGTCGTTACACATACAGACTTACCCTCACTTGTTTTACCAAAGATACTGATCAAGTGTTCGTCGTCTGTATCCCTGGTCTCCCAGGTGAGTGCTTGGAAGACAACCATACTTCGTTATGTACCTAAAATTTTAATATCATTTAATAATAATTATGTCAGCTGCACTTGTCGATCTTGTATCAGTCGGGGCTCAGGATGCCTACATCACTGGCGAACCCCAAGTCAGTTTCTGGCGCCAAAACTACAAGCGCTACACGAACTTTGCTCTCAAGCCAGAGCGCATGGATTACATCGGTACTTTCACGGGTGGCGCGGAAGTTGTCGTACCAATTCGCTCGAAGGGTGACCTTTTGAGCTACATATGGGTGGAACACCCAAATATTTCCAACGTTGGCGTAAACACTGATGGCCTCTTTTCTTCGGGTGATACCAGTGTGACTGAATTCAGTCTTCACGTTGGTGGACAAGAAGTTTGCAAGTTCGATTCCTTGTATGTACAAGGTGTTCACAACGTTGTGTACCGTGATACACAAGCCAAGGCATCTTGCTCCGTGACATCGGAAACAGTCGCCGATAACGCGAAGGGTGTCGCTGGTACCGCGTCCGATTATTACATGGTACCATTCTTCTTCAGCGAAGATTGGACTAAGT